GCCTAAATCTAAAGCCAGGCACCGCTGTTCAGGGAGATCTATTGTTTACCTCTGGACATCAGGGCACAGTTCAGCCAAATACAATCACATATCACGCACCACACGGTGCAGAGATTGGTTTTGCTCCACACTCACAATATAGTACCGATGGATTAAATCTTCGCAAAACATCAAGTCATCCAGATCATTCTGGTTTACAGGCCGCTGGTGCATTTATTCCAAATCTTGCCATAACACCAAAAACCAAACTTTCTCTAAACACACAAAGACACAAAACAGTCACTTCATCAATTGCTGCTGCACAAAAAGCGTTAGCACAAAAAGGAACGACGGAGTTTCTGCGAAAATTACCACAGGATAAGAAGTTTCACAGGATGCTTCAGGAGTATTCTAATCACGCTGCCAGAACATCCGGTGAAAGAACATTAAAAGGATTGACAGCATTTATCCCGGTACACATGGCAAAAGCATCTCAACGAGGTCTTTCAGAAAAAACAAAGAAAGCAATGGTTGATTCTTTCCATTCTACAATTAATAACAATGCTCACCATTTTACCAATGCATTCGCTGCTCATAGTCATATAAATGCGGCAAAACATGCTCTTTTGGATCAATTTGGTGAGCATGGTGAACAATTTGAACTAAAAACTTCTGATGGTGAGCATGAAGGGTTTGTTTCTTCTATGGGTAGACCTGGAATTGCAGAAACACAAGCAAAGTTTGTGCGAGAAGGACCAAAAGGCTTCCCCGCAAGAAACACAGAAAATGCCATAAAGCGGTTTGGCAAAGCACCCGAAGCATAAATACAAGTAACGGAGGTAAATTATGTTTTCACCTGAACTTATTAGTATGATTGGCGGTGGGGCTACGGGCTTCCTGTTCAAGTTCATGGCTCAAAAAAGTGCTGATCAAAAGCAAATGTTTGAGCAACTTATTCAAGCGAATAAGCAAACCACTGAAAATCAAAATCAAGCAGTACAACGAGTCGGAATTGACGCTGGTAGAGCAGTCCGTCAACTAATCGTTCTTACCGTTTTGTTTGGTGCTTTCGCAGCACCATTCATTCTACCATTCTTCGGAATTCCAACCTTCGTAGAAGTCGATGTCAAGAATCCAGAAGGTTTGTTTGGATTGATTCCAGCAACCGCAAAGAAGGGATTCGTTGAGATAAACGGATTCTTCTGGTCTTCCGAGAACCGAGAGATTCTACTGAGCATCGTAGGATTCTACTTCGGTACAGCCGCAGCAACCCCAAGCAAACCATAAGGAGAAAAATGAGACACCTAAGATATCTACTAGTAATTGTTTCTCTCCTACTCTTAGTGGGTTGTGACACAACACCATTCATCGTTCCAGACAATACGAGCGACAATGTTGTTATGTTACAAATCAAAGATGAAATTGCACAAACAGGAGCAGCAAGACCATCATACGGTTGGCTCTTCTGGTATATGCCAGTTGTAATTCTAGCATCATTCTGGGGCTATCGTGAATTCATTCGAAGACCGCTTCTCTGTGAGGAAAACGGAGAAACTAGAGATGAACCACTAAAGCCAAAAGAAACAGAACAACCAGGCTCTCCAACTGTCAGTTAAATGACAAAGACACACCATAAGTGTGTCTTTGCTCTCCGGGTAACGAGATACAACAATTCGTGCGAAAAAGGATTAGTATGGTTTTACCGATGCACTCTCAACCTGATTGTTTCCAAAGAGGACCCCTATTTACGGGAGGTGATCCAGCCACAACACTTTGGGTAAATCCTCTAATGAGAGAAGTTGCTAAGGTGAACCCTACTTCAACTGTTGGTAGAGTATTTATACTCTCACAGATTTTGAAGAAATAAACCAACTAATTCTTGGCAGATTGACTCTGCCAAAGACTCTTACAAATATAGTAAGAATCAACGATGTCGGAAATTGGGTTTCCGACATCTTTTTTATTGGGTGTTATTATGTCCTTCAGCAGCACGCCAGATTCTGAGACAAAAGACTGATACATCATCTCTTTGTCCGCATTCCCCTTGCCGGTTGCTTGTTTCTTCACTGCTGATGGAGAGATAGTTTCCAGCGGTATTCCCTGTTGAAAGAGTTTGTATTTGAGAATACCCGTGTTCTCTGCTATGTGAAACACTCTTCCTTTGGCCGCGAAGGCGTAGTCTTCTAAAGCAACCATCGTGCATCCTATTAGGTACTGAATTGCCCAATCCGATATTGTGTCGTATCTCTGACATTCGTGATTATAATCCTCAAAAGATTCACCACGGACATTTCCAAGAAACAAAGTTTGGAGTTTCTTAACATCCGTCAAAAAGTATATCATACAGCGATCAAAACGAAACTCGCCTAGTTTACTGTTATAAACGCAAATGCTTGGGGAGGTTAAACTGTAATCAATACCTGCATAAATCATACAAGTATGTAGAAACCTAACAGGAGTAGTGGTTCCGGTGTCCTGTGAGCCAGTACTTCGAGGGACTCAGAGGCGATGCAGCGGTTCCGCCACTACTCCTGCAATATTATATAGCGTCTTTAAGCCGTTTTGCGATCCATTCTGTCACATTTACCGTGACAGCATTTCCCATCTGATTGCATCTCTGTCTGTCTGTTAATCCTTCTGTCCAGTTGTCAGGAAATCCTTGTAATCTTTCCCATTCAATTGGCGTTAGAATTCTGGTAACATCTTGGTTCTCAATAACTAATACACTAGATCGTTGTCCAATATCAAACAAGTTCAAAGTGTTAGCGTAATCAGTTCTTATCCAAGTCTCAAAGTCATGACTTGTCTGTGCTTTCCTTGACTTTCTTACGGCTTGTGGATATTCTTCAACATACTCGTCAAAGAGTTGGCTAAAGGTGGATACAAAGTGTTTCCCTTTCTTTGACCTCTCTCTAATATCCCCTCGCATGTCGGTTTTGAGATCCAGTATTTCTGAGGCGCGTTCTCCTCTAAGATCTGCGATAATGAACACTCTTTCCCGTTTTTGGGGAACTCCGAAGTATCTACTGTCCAATGTTCTCCATGCGATAGATTTAGGACTCCACTCTCTGACCATTTCATTGAGGACGACTGCGAAATCCCTTCCGTTATTGCTTGTGAGCATTCCGGGGACATTTTCGACCACCACAAAGGATGGTCTTGTTGGCATGTCTCTGACGATTCGAATAAACTCATAAAATAAACCTGATCTTTCTCCAGACAGTCCTTTTCTTCCGCCTGCGACCGATAGATCCTGACAAGGAAATCCACCAATAACAACATCAACTGGATCTACCTTGACAGGATCTATCTTGCAGACATCATCATAAATCTTTGCTTGCGGAAAATGCTTTGCAAGAATTGTCCTGCAATGCTTTTCCTTATCACATGCCCAAGAAATAGGAAAGCCTTGACGCTCGAATCCGAGATCAAGGCCTCCTACTCCTGAGAACAGCGAACCAACTTTCATCATGAAGTAATATCTACCAATTCACACTTGTCGCCGCTGCAAGCAAATGTCTGAGTACCGGAAGTCTTATCTTCCTTCTCATACTTGACTAGATCCAACCAATTTACATTCTGTGGCATCTTTGCAAGCAGTGCATCGTATTCTTCCTTGCTGCACTCTTGATAAGGTGCTTGACGATAATTGTGATCACTGTGTGGTAGGAACGAAATACCACTGATCTCATCGAAGTGCTTGTAAACCCATGCACCAACATCCATCCATTCGTTTTCACGGACAGTTACAGTAATGCTTGGCTTGTGTTCACACCAGTACCGTTGGTAAGTTAACCAAAGTTCTAGATGTTCAATTGCACTCAGATCATTACGAGTCAAGCATCCTTCGGGAGACTTGGTTGGGAATGAGAACACCATAACAGAGTCTGGCTTCATTACACACTTCTCATGTGGGAATCCCATATCCATCATCATCTTGCATAGAGGATCTTTTTGATCGGCACGAACTGTGCGGATGTAATACTCTGAGTGGCGAGGATGGATACCAGATGCAGCATCAACAAGTTGTGATACAGTTCCAGATGGCTTGACGCAGGTGATTGCAGCAGCAGGATTAATGCCAATCTTCTTCGCAAATTCGGCATTTGTCTTGATCGCAATTTCCTTAAGTCGGATCAATCCCTTTTCGAGATTCATAACATCATTTGCCATATTCTCGTTGTCAAGAATACCAGTTAGAGATACACCTAGAAGTGCCTCTTCTTCGCAGTTCTTCTTCCATTCACTTGAGAGGTATGGGAAGTCAGTTAAAGACGCTTGGAATGTACCTAGAATGCTCGCTAGACGCACCTTACGAGCAAGATCGTCTGCGGTGTCAGTTGCGCGTACAACGACTTCTGTGAGGTTACAGAACTCACGGTCGCGTAGAATGATCTCTGAGCATGGATTGGTTCCAAAGTCGTAGTTTGGATCACGACGATCACCTAGTTTGGCAACAGTCTTTTTGCAAGCGTCACGATTAAAGATACCACGCTCGCCACTCTTGCTCTTATAGAGTGACATCCACTCTTCCATAAAGATGCCCATGTCTGGCTTCTCTTTGTAGGCGACAGAGTTATTGGCCAATGCACGCTGCGGATTGTCGTTCCACCAAGCCCCGGACTTTGCGTCCCGCATCCGCTCATCAGTGAGGTTACTAAGTGATATAAGTGCGGATCGTCTGACACCTCCGACCACGACAACTTCTGCAATCTTACAGACGATATCATGGCATTCGATGGAAGTGAGTTTTCGTCCTGAAGCCTTTTTAAAAGTGTCAGTTGTGAATCGAAAGAGATCTTCCAATGGCCCCGGACCCGACGCACGGCCACCAAATGTCTTAAGTCTTGCGCCAGCAGGACGAACCTTTGTGGTGTCCCACTTAGGAATTTGACCTCCAATAAGAAGGGATACCAATTCTCGGTATGATTTAGCCCAGCCAGCCTTACTATCTTGGACAACAATAGTGGTTTCACTGTTAGTGAACTCCTCTGCAATAGTTGGTAGTTTCTCAACATATTGCCTCTCAACGGAGAAGCCCACACCTGTACCGCACATGAGTATATAGAGAATTTCATCAAAAGCCCTCACCCGATTAACGGCGACATATGAACAGTTATATCCTGCGGTGTTGTCGCGCTCTAGTGCTTCACCGGCAGTCATCAATGCTCTCATTGAGGGCATGATTTCTAGTTTGAGAACAGCGGTTTCCAACTCACTCCGCAAGTCAGAAGTCATAATAAATTTATTGTCTTCCTTGAGTTTGTTCTCAAAGAAATCAAAATAACGCTTCACGGTTTCTTCCCATGTCTCGCGGCGATTTTCACTCTCAATCCATCTTGAATAGCGTGATAAGTGAATGAAATCCTGATAGAGGCTTGGTAGACTCATACGATTAACTCCTGTTGTTTAAGTTGGTGATTTATATAGTTTGGTTTGTGAGCGTTTTCCAAGAAATTGGAAAAAGCGGTTGAATGATCTGTCCAATGGCGGCAGCATATTGCTGTACTTCCCATTGAGCATGAGAATCAATTCTTTGATGATAAACACGGGCAAATGCAGACAGAGATCCTGTCCACCACCATTCGGTGTATGTTCCTTGTGGGAGAACAGATCTTGCTTGTTCTGGAGCAACACCTCTTGCTAGAAGTTCTTCATAAGTTTGAAGTGCTTCACGGGTTGTCATCTCGTAATGACGATTGACTGTGTTGTAAGAATCATCGATCTCCATA